GGTCCACAAACAATGATAGTTGACCATTGTTGCCCACAATGTTAAAGCCACCAGTTTCTAAATCAGCAGTTAATGGGCTTACACTGCCCCCGCCAGACACTGTTGCAAAACTTAAATTGCCAGCACCATCAGTTTGTATAACTTGTCCATTAGATCCGTCTGTTGTTGGTAAAGCATATGCATTGTGTAGCCTTATTTTACCAGTGCCATGCGGTTCTATTTTTATGTTACCATTTTCACCACCTACTAATGCAATTAACCCTGAATATGTGCCGTGTGTTTTTAAATTTATGCCCGGATAATTTACATGTGCTGACATAACAGTAGGCACACTGCCTGTTGAAGATATTTCAAAAATACTTGTATTAGTAAAATTGTATGTGCTATAATTTGATGTGTATGACCCACTAAATGCAATTTCGTGTTGACCAGCAGAATCAGTTTTGGTAACTGTGATACCTGTACCTGCTTGTATGTGTGTTTCACCGCCAGCAGTGTTTACAACAAATTTTAATGCACCAGATGTTGCATCATACTGTAAAATTCTACCGTCAGCAATTGCAGTTGTATCAATAAAATCAACAATGTCGTTTACTGCTGTAGACATTGTTTGTAGTTCTGCTCTACTTGTTGCTATACTGTCTTCTGCATTATCAAATGCTGATGTTGTTGGTTTACTTGTTGGCCAAGCCATATTATGTCCTCACTATGTTTCCATTTGCATCTGCTGTAGTCCCTACTGTAAAAGAATAATTAATGTTTACTGTAACATCCATCCTTTTTCTTTTACCGTATGCATCTGCATCAAATATATTTAACACTGGATTAGTTCCACTTAGATCTACATAACAAACAGGAGTTTGTGTACCAGTTATATTATCACTTAAAATTTGTGTAAAAAAATCAACATAACTTCCCACACTGGTGTCTGTGTAAGTTCTTTGTCCCACACTGCCGCTTAGTGTGCTTGTGTCTAGTCTGTTTGCACCACCAAAACTTACAGTGTCTATATTACTTGCACTTTGTAATGTAACATCAAAAGTTTGTAAAAAAGGCACAGTGTCGTTTGCACTGTCCATGGTCTGTGTTAATGTAAATTGAAAATATCTGCCTGTCAATGTGGGCACTGCACCTTGGCCTGCTGTAACATTTTCTGTGCTGGGTGATGCTATTGTACTGCCTGACAATGTGTTACCATACGATATTGTGGTATCAAATGGTAAACCCGTGGTTGCTGATAATAAAATTACAGTTTTATTAATTTCACCAGCATCAAAAATTCTAGATGTGTATACTAATGTTGTGCCATCAGCATATGTGCCTTCCCATGTGGTAAAACCAGACCATGTTGAATAACTTGCCCAAGTTTCTGAAGATGTAGGTACATAAAGTTCTGTTACTTTATCAAAATATCCGTTACCTGTGCCTTGCATTAGATAGAACCTCCATCGTCTGGTAAATTAGCAATTGTGTCTTTAAGATAGTTAATATATGCTTCAAGACTGCTGCCAGTTTTTGTTTCACCATTAACATCATATGTATGACTAGTAAAACCAGAAATCCAATTAATAACACCACCTATTTCATATGTTCTGTCAATTGTGCTTTTGTAGTATGTCACACTGTATTCATATCCTTTGTTTAAAGGAAATTCTGGTGTGATTGCAGGTGAATATGCAACATAATTTGCATCTGTTGTTGGTAGACCATTTGTTTGTATATTTCTAAATGGTATTCTTGCTTGTTCTACAAGTGTAGTGCCTTTATATAGTCTAAATTGTAAAAAATCTATCGATGATTCACTTGGTCTTTGAAAACGCATGCCTAACGCAATTGATCCGCCAATTGCATTAAAATAATTAAATTGGCTTGCTGAAAAATTTCCACCTATTAATCTAAATGCTCCATCATATCCAAAAGTTGAATATTGTGTGTTTTCGCCTAATGGTCCATCCAAATGATCAGGATAGGTGGCTGCATAAGATGTATTTGGTAAACTGCCAGCAACCCATGACTTTAAACCTGGTGGTGTAGGTGGATCTTTTGGTGGGGGTGGTGGTGAACCTGGAGGTGGATTTACACCAATTTTTCCAATAACTTTTTGTATAGGTTTACCTTGGTATTCATCTGGTAAAAATAATGGTGGTGGTATTTCAACTTGTGGACCTGTTTGATATGGATAATTTGCAGCCACATGTTCTGCAGCCTCAATGCCCACAGTGCCATCATTGTTTAGTTTCATGTTTGTCACTCTAAATGTTGCTGTAGTTAAATTTAAAACAGTGTCTGTTACTCTTACAATATCGCCTGGTTCTACATCCATTAATTCTTGTGTGCATGTCATAGATATTGTTCTTTGTGACCTTGATTTTTTATAAATCATTCTTGCAAAATCTCTTGCCATATAAGGATTTGTAATTGTGTCAAATGTAAATTCACCAGTTAAATCTTCATTATCATCCACAGCTAAATCGCCTGCTTCACTAAAAGCAACCTGTTGGCTTGAATATTCTAAATCAGGATCAATATAGTTAACAAACACATTGTTAAATTTTGTTGTTTTAGTTTCGCCACCTAACGCAATTGTGCCAACAATATTGTCTGCTGTAATATCGTATGCAACTGCAATAGTGCTTGATGTTATGTCAGTAGCATTACCACCATCTTCAACTTTAAGTTTATATCTGCCCTCAATAAAAGGTAATATTGACCTACAGCCAGATAATAGCTGTCTTACATTGTCTATTATTTTAGAATTTGTGCTTAAAACACCATTTAAAGTAAGTATTTTTCCTGTATCAACAGATGATGTATCGTATGTTACTGTTTGATCAAATTTATCTGCTGCAATTTTGAAAACATCAGCATTAATAAAACTTTTATTATAACCTGCACCGTATCTGGGATTCATAAGATAATCTGCAACACAGTTAGCAGGATTAGTTGAATATGTTTTTGTTAGATCAGCATAATCATTAGCTAAATCTAATCCACCAGAATGTGTGGTTAAGTCATACACTTTTTTGCCTAACACATCAAATGTAACTTGCGGTATACCACCGCCATATGGGTTAGAATCAGCTTCTTCTTGTGTGCTTGCTTTCCATTCAAATCTAAATGCTGCGTATGCAACACCTGGCAGTTTTCGTTCAAGTGTTGGCCAAGTTTTAGATTCGTTAGCAAGACCACTTTGGCTTTGATTTTCTGTGCCATAAAATACTTCAAATGTTAACCTATCTTTGTAACGACCTTGTGTTGTATTATAACGATTATTTGCAACATACACACTGTCGCCTGAAGCCACTGTTGGGTATATTTCATTTTCATCAATTTTAATGCCGGTAATACCTTGTATTTCGCCTTCACATATTGCATATACTACATATAGATATTTGTTATCAGATCCATCTGTTTCAACAAAAATTGGATGTCCACCAACTCGTCTATAACCGTACACAATTGGAATGCCTATGTTTGTGCCAGTTTTGTTTATTTTTACACCAGTTGCAATTTGTTCAGCATCAATGTTTAATGAAGGTGTTGAAAATGGTTTGATTACAAAGCCTACAATGTCGCCCACAAATGATGTAATAGTGCTAAAAAGTTTTTTAACACCTCTTACAAATTTTTTAATTGGATTTGATCCGCCTTTACCCATCGTAGTCCTTTATTTGTTTGACCATGTAATGTCCTACAGTTTGCATACCTTGTGTTTTGTAAAACAACGCAGCACGATCCATATATTTTTGCATTGGCTCATAATTTTTATTAAAATGCATTATGCTTGTTACATAATAATCACAATTATTTTTTCTAAACCAATTAACTAGATTTTGCATTAATTCATCTGCAATTTTTTTACTTCTGTTTTCTGGTTTAATAAAAATGTATAATATTTCACCATATTTTTTATCGTTCCAATGTTTTGTGCCAATTAAACCATATATATAACCTACTATTTGTTCATTTTCAGTTGCAACAATGCCAGCATAATGATTGGCTATTATTGCATCTCGTATATTTTCTGCTAATATGTCTGCATTAATTTTATCTGATTCATGCAAATCAGCATCAATTGCTTGTGCTTGTATACAGTCTATTAATGGTTTTATATCTGCTACTTTGATTGGTCTTATTATCATTATTTTAAACCCCATTTAATTTCGGCCAATGTTTCATGTGAATACTGCATAGAATGATCATTAGGATGTTCTCTTTGAAAATTTTGTTGGTTAGTTCTTCTGCCGTTTTTTCTGTTAAAATTTATAAATTGGCTTGAAACTTGTAGTTGAATATCTGCAAAATTTTGGTTGTTTGTAACTGAATAGCCTGCAATTTTACCTTTAAAAAGCAAATAGCCTGTGTCTGTTGTGCCGTTACCTAATAAACCGTTTGTTGATGGATTTAAAAATACTCTTCGTATTTCTACATTTTTATTAATTTGTGTTGATGTTGCATATGTTGTAATGTTAGATGTTTTTAATGCACTTAATGATATGTTAACACTGTGTATTTGTAATTCAGCTGTTTCGTCTCTTTCACTGATATTTAAAAAATCACCTTGTGCTTGATATGTGTTGCTGTTAAACACAATGTCAAATGAATTATCTGTAAATCGTGATGTGCCGCTGCCAGTTTCAATGTCTAACAATAAACAACCAATTAGACTGTTACCCGCAAGGTATGTGTTAAGTGTTGATGTAAATCCTCTGGCCATTAAACAGCCTCCGCAACATCTATTCTATAATTTACTGTGCCATCAACATTGTATTGATATTCTTGTAAATCAGATGTAAAATACATTCTGAAAGGCACATTGTCTATTGTGACAGTGGTTGAATTAGTAACTGCAGTAACAAGTGCTGGCTCAAAATTAATTTGTACATCACCACCAGAATCAGGTATTACATCTGATGTGACCATGTATACTTTGTTATGATTAGAAAATTTAATTACATCTCCCATGCTTAACACTTTGAAATTATCGCTTGCATTAATTGATGCCATAGATGTGTCCACACTGGTT